ACTATCTAAGTATTTACCTTTAGGACTCAATTCTGAATATGATTCGGAAATTCAGTTCTCTCCCAAAGATTTGGTGCTTGTGGGAGGCAGACGTGGTTCAGGTAAATCAGTTACCTGTTGTAATATTGCAGCTAACGTATATGAAAGTGGTCGTTCTGCTATTTATTTCACTATTGAGATGGATAGTCGTTCTATACTACAAAGAATATGCTCTGTTGCAACTCGTGTTCCACTCAAAAGATTACGTAGCAAAATGCTAAGTGGTTCTGAGTGGACAGCAGTCGCTGGCTGGTGGGCTGGAAGATTTGATGGTGGACATGACTTGTTACCAGAGTTCGAGAAAACTCGTGACTTTGAAGCATTTCATGATAAACTAACAAGACTCCAGCTACACAAAGATAGGCAAATAGATGTAATCTATGACCCTGCACTAACTCTCTCCAAGATACAGTCAGAGCTGGACAAAAAAGTTAATCAACTTGATGTCGGTGTTGTAATAGTTGACTATCTGAATCAAGTGAAGCGCCACAATGCACCAAGTCGATCTGGTCAATATGATTGGACAGAACAAATAGAAGTAAGTAAGAAAATGAAGTTATATGCACAAGAATATGAGACTATGTTCTTTGCACCCTATCAAACTGATGCAAGTGGAGAGGCTAGGTTTGCAAAGGGTATACTTGATGCTGCAGATGCAGCTTACTCACTAGAAACATGGGAACAAGAAGATAACTGTATGACATTTAACTGCACAAAGATGCGTAGTAATGTTATGAAAAGTTTTGATAGTGTTATTGACTGGGAAACACTTAAAATCGGTCCTCAGTCTGCGATTAATCCTAAAGAAAAGGAAGAAATGACAAAAAGTATGAAAACTGGAGAAGATGTAGACGACTTATGATATTGTATACAGAAAAACAATTAGACAAAGCATACTTCTATTTTATAAAGAAGTTACCAGTTATAGTACCTTTACCTTCAAGAGAACAATTTAGACGCATTTTTGAAGAAACAATGAGACTAAAGCAAATAGAAGATTGGATAGAATGGAATGGAGATAAGCTATGACAGTAGAAGAACTATTACAAGAAAGAAATATACCTTATAAATTGTCTCCTGCAGATGCTATAGTTTCATGTCTTAACCCTGAACACGATGACAGCAATCCTAGTATGAGAATTGATAGAATTACTGGAGTATATAATTGTTTTTCGTGTGGTTTCAAGGGTAATTTATTCGTTCATTTCGATGCACCTTCTAATCCTATAGATATTCGTAGAGAAAAAGTAAGAAGAAAGATAGAAGAAGTAAGGTCATCTTCAATTGGTTTGAAGATGCCAAAGAATTTTATGCCTTATGTAGGCAATTGGAGAGAAATATCTCCTGATACTTACAAAAGATTTGACTGTTTCGTGCATCCAGACAAACCTTTTACAGGTAGGCTCTCCTTTCCGATTAAGGACTTGACAGGAAAAATAGTAGCATTTAATTGTAGGAGTCAATCACCTACAGATATAGTAAAATATATCATTCATCCCCCAAAAGCTGTGTTACCACTATTTCCTGCTCGAGTCCGCCCCATAAAGGGTAGAGTCATATTAGTAGAAGGTATATTTGATGTATTAAATCTACATGATAAAGGACTAGAGAATAGTGTTTGTTGTTTTGGCACAAGAAATATAGATGTAGAAAAATTAAAACTACTAAAAATGAGTGGAGTAACAGGTATAGATTTATTATTTGACCCAGACGATGCAGGTCAAGATGCTGCACAACGAGTGATTGAAATGTGTGATGTTGCAGAGATACTTCATAAGAATATAAAACTGCCAAGAGCGTTAGGGGATGCAGGGGCATTAACAAAGAATAAAGTAAAAGAATTAAAGGAACAATTATATGGCTAAGATAGCATTAATAGAAAGTAAACCTAGTCGTAATGACTATGTAAGATTATTTGATAATCAATTTGACTTTGAGCAGTTTCAACTGTGTTCAGACCCAACTGTAAAGAAAGTATTAAAAAGAGATTGTGATATTGACATAAATGTTGATGATTATGATTGGGTAATACTTATAGGGTCTGAATGTTTAAAGTTTTATACTAAGCAAAGTTCAGTAACAGAATACAGCGGTAGAGTTATAGATGATAAATTTCTACCAGTAATAAACCCAGCGATGTTAGCTTTTAAACCAGAAGCTAAAAAGACCTGGGAAGAATCAGTAACAAATATAAGTAAGTATGTGAAAGGAGAACTACAAGTAATGAAACTTGGCTCTGACAAAGCATATGGTATACAAGATACTGAAGAATTTATAAAGTTTCTAAACAAGGCTTTAGAAGCACCTTATGACTTCATTGCACTTGACTCTGAGACAACAGGATTATACCCAAGAGATGGATACATGCTTGGACTTAGTATATCTTATGAGCCAGACCACGGTGCATATATTGATACTGATTGTATCGATGAAAGAGTAGAAGAACTCCTACAAGAGTTGTTTAATAAGAAAAGAGTAGTATTTCATAATGCTAAGTTCGACTTGGCTTTCTTTGAGTATCATTTTGGATTTAAGTTTCCAAGATTCGAAGATACTATGTTACTACATTATATGTTAGACGAAAATCCAGGCACTCACGGCCTAAAACAATTATCTCTCAAATACACTCCTTACGGAGACTATGAGAAGCCGATGTATGACTGGATGGCAGAGTATTGTCGTAGAAATGGAATATTGAAAAACCAATTTACTTGGGATATGATTCCATTTGATATTATGAAAGACTATGCAGCTCTTGACGCAGTTTGTACTTTTCTTCTCTTTCAAAAATTTGAGAAACCTTTACTTACCAATGAAAGACTGTATGGAGTATACCGAGACATACTAATACCAGGCTGCCGATTCCTTACAGACATTCAAGACATTGGTGTTCCATTTGATAGAATGAGACTAGAAAAATCTTCTGTTCTTATGCAGGAGCAGATTGATGAAGCCATTGCTACATTATATACTTATCCTGAGATTAAGAAGTTTGAAGAAATTACAGGTAAAGATTTCAATCCGAACAGTACTATGCAACTTCGTTCTCTACTCTTTGACTACATTGGACTAGAGCCAACAGGTAAGAAGACCGGCACGGGTGCGGATAGTACTGATGCGGAAGTGCTAAAAGAGTTAGCCGAGAAACATGAAGTACCTCAACTTGTTCTTGATATAAGACAGAAAGTAAAAATCAAGACTACATATCTTGATAAAATCTATCCACAGCTTGATAGAGACAGCAGACTTCGTACAGGTTTCAACCTTCACGGAACAACATCAGGTCGTCTTTCCAGTAGTGGTAAAATGAATATGCAACAAATACCGAGAGACAATCCAATTGTCAAAGGTTGTATCAAAGCTACAGAAGGCAACAAAATAGTTGCAATGGACTTGACAACAGCTGAGGTATATTGTGCTGCTGTGCTTGCAAATGATAAGAATCTTATGAATGTATTTAAAAGCGGAGGTAACTTTCATAGTAACATTGCTAAGTTAGTATTCGACCTACCTTGTGAAGTAGATGAAGTTGCTACACAGTATAGTACTCAAAGACAAATGGCAAAAGCTGTTACCTTTGGTATTATGTATGGTGCTGGACCAAAGAAAATTAGTGAACAAGTTACCAAAGACTCAGGCAGTTATTTTAGCATGAACGAAGCTAGTGCAGTTATCAAAGACTACTTTGAGCAATTCTCTGGGCTTAAGAAATGGTTAGACAATCAGAAGCAGTTTATACAAGATAATGGTTTTATTTACTCTCATTTCGGAAGAAAAAGACGACTCCCAAATGTATTCTCTACAGATAAAGGAATCGCTTCCCACGAAGTGAGGTCAGGAATCAACTTTCTAGTACAGTCAATTGCTTCTGATGTCAACCTTCTTGGTGCTATAGATACCCACAATGAAATTATCAAACGAAATAAGACGAAAGATATGAGAATATTTGCCCTTGTTCATGACTCAATTCTTGCAGAAGTGAAAGAAGAAGATGTTGATGAATATATGGAAATTGTAAAATCTTGTATCGAAAAAGATCGAGGTATCTCAATACCAGGTTGTCCAATTGGTTGTGATTTTGATGTAGACGAAGACTACTCACTTGGAAAGTTCAAAGCTAAGTATGAATCTGAATGATGTTGAGTTTCCTATCTACGTTCTTCATACTGACGAAGTTGAAAAACAAGATGGAATATTATGGTGTGAAGGTGCGGTTGTAGACGATACAAATGCACCCGGCACTACTATAGGACAAAGAAGATTAAACACAGCACATAAAAATTTATATGATTTAAGACATATGATTGATAGTTTTGTGGCACTATCAAAACACAGAGGAAAGTTTTTTGTAGACTCAAAT